GTATGGATTGATTGAGGGAGAAAGAAACAACAATGTTTACATACTTGCTGCAGCTTTCAATGATTATGGTGTAAACAAATCATTGGCTGAATATATTATGTCTCAATTTGAAAGTCAAGGCTTTACAATGGAGGAGATAAAGCAAACAATAAATTCAGCTTACACACAAACTCAAAACTTTGGTTCAAAATATTATGAAGATGAAGATAGAGTAAACCAAGTTAGAATGAAACTAAAACGTGGTGTGTCAAAAAAAGAAATCCGTTCTCAATTAGCTGACTCTCAAATTGAGGACGCAGTAATAGATTCAGTGATAACTTCTATTGAAGAAGATGAAAGCGAAAAAAGATTTTGGACTAAGAGTGAAAAGGGAGTCATTAGTATAATACATTATTTATTCAGACAGTTTTTAGAAGACAATGGATTCTATAAGTTTTGTCCTGAGGGTAGTCGTAATTTTATTTTTGTAAGAGTTACAAATAATTTAATAGACCACACAAGTGAAGAAGAAATAAAAGATTTTGTTTTAGGATACCTTGAAGACTTAGATGATATGTCTGTATATAATTATTTTGCAGACAAGACCAGGTTCTTTCGTGAAGAGTTCCTGTCCTTATTAGGAACAGTTGATGTGTATTTCATAGAAGATGATAAGAATACTGCCTACCTATATTACAGAAACTGCGCAGTAAAGGTTACGAAAGATAAAAAGACTACTATAGATTATCTTGATTTAGGTGGATACGTTTGGAAAGATCAGGTTATTGATCGTGACTTTGATATGTGCGAATCATTTGACTGTGATTACAAAACATTTATATCAAACATTGCAGGAGAAAACAAACAAACAATTAAGTCTATGCGAAGCACAATAGGTTATATGTTGCATGCATACAAGAATCTTTCTTATTGTCCTGCAATAATATTGAACGATGAAGTTATATCAGATAACCCTGAGGGTGGTACAGGTAAAGGCTTGTTTATCAATGGCTTATCACAAATGAAAAAGTTAGTTGTTATTGATGGCAAGGCTTTTAATTTTGAAAAGAGTTTCGCTTATCAACTTGTCTCAGCTGATACACAAATCTTATGCTTTGATGATGTAAAGAAACATTTTGACTTTGAAAGATTATTTAGTGTAGTCACTGAGGGTTTAACTTTGGAAAAGAAAAACAAAGATGCAATTAAGATACCATTTAAAAAATCTCCTAAGGTTGCTATCACAACTAACTATGCAATCAAAGGCAGAGGCAATTCTTTTGAAAGAAGAAAGTGGGAGTTAGAGTTCAAGCAGTTTTATACTAAAGACTTTACACCACTTGTAGAGTTTGGCAAGTTATTGTTTTCTGAATGGAACGAAGAAGAGTGGTGTGCATTTGATAACTACATGGTAGAGAATCTAATGTTCTATTTAAAGAATGGACTAATCAAGGCTGACTTTAAAAATCTTACGATTAGAAAGTTATCAGCTGATACTTGTCACGAGTTTATAGAATGGTGTGGGTTAGTTGGACCTGACAATCAAAACGAAGCTATCAAATACAACGAGAAGATTTACAAGAATGATTTATACCTGGAGTTTATTCAGGACAATCCTGACTTTGCTCCAAAAGCAAAACGTACAATATCAAGAACAGAATTTTATCGTTGGCTAAATTCATTTGCCTTATACAAAACAGGAATCAAAGCTGATGAGGGTAGAGACCTTAATGGTAGATGGATTATATTTTTAACTGACAAATCAAAAGTAAAGAAAGATGCTGAACTCATATTCTGATTTTAAATGGTGTATTGAAAATGACTTTCAAGTTTACATAAAACCTATTAATAATTCAGGAGAATGTAGGATCGCAATTCGCAAGGGCGGGATCTCTACAGATGGGAAGCCCTCAAAATATAATAAAGAAAAAGGCGTAACTTTGTATAGTAAAGAAACCGAAGGTAAGTTGATTTACAAGAATCAAAAAAAAGCAATGAAAGCTTTACCAATGGTTTACAAATACCTCAAAGACCGCTATGGAAATGTATGATGAAGAAAGCCAAGTACATTTAGGAATGTTAAATTCCTACGACATAGCTGTATACAAAGTGCCTTATTCTGAATTGGCAATCACTGAGAATAGTTTTTTTATTCACGATATAACCAAGCCTATAACAAGAGATGTTATAGACGACTTGATGTATTATTTCGAAGTAATAGAGGATTATGAGAAGTGTGCGCAATTACAAAAAATAAGACACGAATATGATACAATTTAGAGATTACCAATCCGAAATAATTAAAAAAGCAACAGAGGTTTTACTGTTGCATAAGTTTGTTTACTTGTCAATGGAAGTAAGAACAGGTAAGACTCTTACTGCTTTAGGAACATTACAAAACTTGATGAGTGTGAACAAGATATTGTTCATCACGAAGAAGAAGGCTATTGGGAGTATAGTATGGGACTACGAACAATTGGATCCGAACTATGAGATCGAGGTTATTAATTATGAGAGCCTACACAAAGTTGCCAAGACAGGTTGGGATGCAATAGTGTGTGATGAAGCTCACAGTATGGGAGCGTTTCCTAGACCTAACAAGCGTGCTAAACAAGTCAGGAAGCTTATAACTGATAACAACTGCTTAGTGATACTGTTGTCGGGAACACCAACACCAGAATCATTTAGTCAGATGTATCATCAGGTTTATGGCATACCTACAAACCCGTTTAATGAACATAAAACCTTTTATAAGTTTGCAAAAGAACACGTTATAATTAAGCAGAAAAAAATAAATAGCTTTTTAATTAACGATTACAGTAGAGCAAAAACTTCAGTGTTAGATTCTATGAAGCCTTTTATGATTTCATATACTCAAAAAGAAGCAGGCTTTGAAACAACTATAAAAGAACTTGTCTTAATAGTTGAAGCTCCTAAAAGAATTTATGACATGTGCAATAGGCTAAAAAAAGATTTGGTAATTGAAGGACAAGAACATGTGATACTAGCTGACACCAATGTAAAGCTTATGCAAAAGCTACATCAAATGTACAGCGGAACTGTAAAGTTTGAAGATGGACAGTCGATGGTTCTAGATACTTTTAAAGCTGAATTTATCAAAGAATATTTCAAGGACAGAAAGATAGCTTTGTTTTATAAATTTAAAGAAGAATACAATGCGTTGAAAGAAGTTTATGGATCTAAGCTTTGTAACACATTGGAAGAGTTTTGTAACACAGATAAAAACATTGCTCTTCAAATAGTAAGTGGACGTGAGGGCATTTCACTTAAAGATGCTGAGTGTTTAGTTTATTACAATATAGATTTTTCAGCGACTAGTTATTGGCAATCTAGAGATAGAATGACAACTAAAACTAGAGCTGATAATACAGTCTATTGGGTGTTTACTGCTAACGGAATAGAGCCTAAAATATATAGGGCAGTCAAAAGTAAAAAAGACTACACATTAAAGCACTTTAAAAAAGATTTGTTTAATTGATTTATTTTAGTTATGTTATATGACATGACTGAACAACAAATCCAATCTAAACGAATCCAAGAACTTGAAGAACAAGGGTACTATGTTATTAAGTTATTGAAGACCAATAAAAATGGGATTCCTGATTTGATTGCTATACCTAAAAATTCAAACGTTCTATTTTCAGAAATCAAAAAAAAGACAGGCAAGGTGTCTGCATTACAGAAATTTAGAATTAAAGAGTTAGAAAAACATGGAATCAAAACAGAAATATATAGAGGAGGAGTTTGAATTAGATGAGTTTTTTATTAGTCAAATACACAATTTTAAACATGGAGCATCGGTGGCAATAGCTAGTAAAATAGACAGAATGAAAGGCCTTCCTTCTACTAAAGGTAGAATTAGAAACATAGCAGGGCACGTGAATGATTCACGTGGTAACCCTGTTTTCTTTTTGGTGGACTATTTTAAAGAGGATGAATATGCACCTATTGTACTTGTCGACATTAGAAAAACACATGTAGATAAGTATTTAGATTATATTAACTTAAAACGATACATTAAATGAAACTTACCCAAAAAGACGCATTTGTTTTAGCTTCTGTTGAAGAAGCAACAGGATTGATTGACATCACACAGAAAACAAGAAAAAGAGAATATGTTGATGCCAGGAGAATAGCATACATTATTTTTAGAAACATGCACAATAAAAAATATATGGACATTGCTAAAATATTTGACAGAAATCACGCCACAATAATATATGGCGTAGAGAGTGCAAAGAACCTTTTAGAGACAGATCAAGAGTTCAAAGATCTGTATTATGAATCACTTGCAGCTGTAACAGGGGGTGGGGGTAGAATGTGTGAAATAATACAGCAAATTAAAGAGTTAAAGGCAGAGTTTTTAACATTACAAAAGGTTTTTTAACATTTCTTTGTGTATTTATTGTTTTTTTTTAAGTTTTTATTAACTTAATGGAAATCAGTAAAATGACTATCCAACCAAACAATCAAAATTCAATTAATTTCATCAATCATTTGATGACTAGAATCAATGGGTTGACTGATGATGTATACGAATCTTTGATGGATGAAGATTACGCCTCTTTAAAAATAACTATAAAAGAACTTCAGACGGTTTTAAGAGATACTCAAAAACTTGCCGAAGATGAAATATAGACCAAGACTAAATGAAGAAGAGTATGCTATGATTACTAAGCATCGAGCTCTTCAAAAAGAATGCGAACTTACAGGCATACCTCTTGATGATGTCAATCATTATTGGTATAAAGGAAAACATTTTTCACTTCACGTTAAAAACAAAGGAGTTACTCCTGAAGAATTAAGAGACGACATAATAAAGGCAATGGATAAGCATTCGCCTACTTACTATAAAATTAAACGAAAAAAACAATCAAATGGACACTTATTGGTTATTGATCCTGCAGATATTCATATTGGCAAGCTTTGTACATCTTTTGAGACGGGGGAGGAATACGACTCTCAAATCGCAGTGCAAAGAGTTAAAGAAGGAGTCACAGGAATTATAAATAAAGCTTATGGCTTTAACATAGATAAAATTCTTTTTGTAGGTGGTAATGATATACTACATGTTGACACACCTAAAAGAATGACAACTTCAGGAACACCACAGGACACAGACGGCATGTGGTATGAAAATTTTATGACAGCTAAACAATTATATGTAGACGTTTTGGAAATGCTTATTAGTGTAGCTGATGTTCATTTTGTATACAACCCTAGCAATCACGATTATATGTCAGGATTTATGCTTTCTGACTCCATACAATCTTGGTTTAGAAAATGCAAAAACATTACTTTCGATTGTTCTATTGCACACAGAAAAGGATTTAAATACGGTAACAATCTTATTGGAACTACACATGGTGATGGTGCAAAGATTCCTGATTTACCATTAATTATGGCAAATGAATTTGCACAAGAATGGGCTGATACAAAACATAGGTATATTTATACACATCACGTTCATCACAAAACAAGTAAAGACTTTCACGGAATCACAGTGGAAAGCTTGCGATCACCAAGCGGCACAGACTCCTGGCATCATCGAAACGGTTATGGTATAGGTGGTGTCAAAGCTATAGAAGGTTTTATTCACTCAAAACAACACGGGCAAGTTGCTCGACTAACACATATATTTTAATGAAAACAAAAGTAAAAACACCAGAATATTATAATGGGAAGAATGGATACACTGCTAGAGAAGTTGTAGACAACTTTAACTTAACTTATCATTTAGGGACTGCGGTCACTTATATTCTTAGAGCTTACAGAAAACATGATAGTCCTAATGAAGATTTACAAAAAGCTATAGATCACCTGACATTTGAGTTAGAAAAACTAGAGCATAATGATCAGTGGGTTACCGAACAATATAATAGAAATAGAAGTCCTGAAGACTGGGTAATGTAATTAGTTTCCTTTAAGAAACTTCTCCATTTCTCTATTTTGTTTTCTAAATTCTTTTATGACTTTATCATCTTGAAACCTAAATTCTTTTAGATTTTTTTTGTACAATTCTGGATTCAATAATTTTAATAGTTCAGCAGCGTCATTTTTCTTTTTCTTACCACCATATCTTTGTTCATTGTACATTTTTCTGATATCTCTATAAAAAGGACTATATCCAAAAACATTTCCTAACTGCGACATCATATAAATAGATTGAAGCTCTGGTGGAACTGGCGAATCTCCTTCCATAAATTCTGGAATCTGATACTTATATAATTCCTCTAAACTTCTAACTACAGGCATTGCAGGACCTAACATTTGCCTTCCAATTGTTTTATATGCTTTATCACCCGTCATGTTAGCTTCATTGTAAGGAGAAAAAACAGCGCTATCTTTATAAGGATCATATTTTTTTGAATCTCTCAACCCTAAATCATACCCATATTCTTCATTAGCTGATTCTAAGAAATACATTAATACATTGTTAAGTAAGTTGCCCTCTGTATTTCTGGTAATTAAAGAAGCCATAGATCCAACTAATTGTCTTTTAAGCATTTGAGTGTAATCTTCTTCTTCTTCATCTTTTTTCAATCCCATCATGGATAACATTAGATTGCTTAACCCAACTAAACTTACCATATATAAAGCCATTCTCATATAAGTAGCTTGAGTAATTGCTCCACCCATCAAACGACTGTATTTTCCCATACCAAGTGCAGATGCTAGTCCTTGTTTTGCATTTACAGCTTCGTTCAAGCTAAATTTACTCATAAATCCATTTATCATTCTATAGTAATTTAGAAATTGTTCATTTTGTCTAGCTTGTAATTTAAGTGTTTGACCAAAAGGATTGTTTGTTGTTGTAGATTCAGTAACTGCATTGTCTGCTTCAGTTGTTGCTTTTTTTATAGCAGCCGCATTTTCTTTCATGTATTCGGTGTCATTTTCTGCAATTTTTTCAAAATTTACTTCTTGACCTGTTTCCTGTTTAAATGTTGAGGCAAATGTTCCAAACCAAAGAGGTCTAGATACAGCTTTATCAGGACCTGCTATTAAAGTTTCTCCTATTTTTTCTACACCTTGTCCTAGCAAGTCTATTCCATAATACCTCTTTATTATATCAAATACCTCATCGTTTTCACTTTTTAGTTTTTTAGAAGATATTTTCTTTTTATCTACTCCTAATTGGTCTGCTTTAGAGCCACCTAAAATTTCATCTCCAAATAATTTAGTTCTGCTTTTTGATTTTGTATTTTCCACAACTCCTAGCCCCGTCTTATTCAAACTATAAGAAGAGTATTTAGTTATACCTGAAATGTATTCTTGAGGTCTAGTTGTTAATGCGTAATACGAGTTACTTAAATATTCAGCTCCAGCTCTTGGTAAAGAGGCAAGCATAGCATAATAACCCGCTGTTCTTAATCTATTCAATTTTGATCCACCTACTACGGATGATGAAGTACTATTTCCTACAACTACAGTTAAAGCTTCATTATAAACAGTTTGTAAATCTTGTGCAGCATTTTCTGAATAAGTTTTTTCTTTACCTGTTTGCTCTCCTCCTATATTTTTTCTTGTTGTAGATAATGCTTGACGAGTAGTAGATACTTGATTTGTTAAATAAAAATCTAAAGCTGTGTTTTTAGCTGCTCTTAATACGGTGCTTACAGGATCGAAATCAATAGGCTTTGCACCAGGTGTACGAGAATAACTAGTTTTTGATTTTGTACCAGGTTGATAGTCTGTAATACTTTTTGTTTGCTCTATTATTGTCTCATTGTCTTTTTCTTTATTAAGTTCTACTTTGTGATGAACATAGTTGTCTGACAATTCAATATTATCACCTCTTACAATAGAAGTGGCATAGAGCTGTTTTTCGCCCAAACTTTCATATACTTCTTGAAATATTTTTATAGCTTTTTTGGTTTGTGGATCTAGTTCAGCATCCATTTTTTCTACAGAAATCTCTCCATCAACACTGTATTTTTTTTGTATTTCTAGTAATGCTTCTACATCTCTATCTTTAATTCTAGAATTGTTTTTATTCTTTTTGTGATTTTCAATAGTTTTTTCTATAAATTCATCTGGAGAAGCTACGCCTTTCTTGCCTTTATTTGCTTGATATTCTTTTGCTAAAAGGTATGTTGTGATTTCATATTTTTTCTTTACAGCAGAATTTTGTCCTTCCATACTATATCTTTTAGGATATAATAAATTTTCAGCTCTAAGTATTTTATCTGTCGTTTCATCCATAAAATTTTCATAAGCTGCATATTGTTTGGCTGTAGGATCAATAATAGTTTCTCTTACTTTGTTGTTTTTAAAGTTCATAAAAAACTGATCTAAAACATCCAAAGGATTTGATCTTATCATCTCTCCAACTTCTCCCACTCCTCTTGCATCTTTACTTGCTTGACTTAGGTAGTTGTTGTCTATTAACCATCTTTTTCCTTTAGCTCTTAATCTACTTCTTATAATTAAAAAGTTATTTCTTTTATCATATGCTCCTTCTATCACTGGTGTAATGGCCGCTGCATCTCTGTTTGCTTGTATTCTTTGAGCTAAATTATTTGCTTGATGCGTATATATACCATCAGCAATATTAGCTAAATGAACTTGTAACTGCTCTATTTGTTTACCACTTAAAAAACTTATGTCTGCAGGAGAAAGATTTGTTAATGTTTCAGCTCCAACCTCTTGTTCTTTTGCCGTACTAGGTAAAGCTTTTGTGTTAGTGTTTTTGCTTTGTTTAGCAGTTTCTTTAATAATTTTAACTCTCTTTTCAGCATAATCATTTATTCTTTGAACAAGATCTGAATTTTCAGTTGTTTCAGCTGCGTTTACTTTTTCTACCACATTTCTCAAACTCACTGAGTTTAACTTACTTAAATCATTGTCTAAAAATTCTGAGTTTTCTTCTATAAGTGTTTCACCTGAAACATCAGGATTGTTTATTTTTTCAATAATTTTTTCCGTGCTTTCATCATATCTGAATCCTTTGTCCTCGTCAAAAGTTTGTTCTGATTCAACATCTGCCTTTTTGTTGTTTTGTAATCTTGTAAGCAGTTCATTAGCATAGTTTTGAAACTCCTTGTCTACTCTAGTAGCAGATTGTCTTTTCCCAATCTCCGTCATGAATTCATTATATGCGTCTAAATCACCTGGATCAATATCAGAAACAGGAATAGAAAGTATTTGAGAGAGAGTAGAATTGAAAGCTGTCCCATATCCTAATCTACCTGTGTTAAGTTTTTTTCTAGTAGCTGTAGAAACTTTAGTAGCCTGATCTGTTTTGGCTTTATAATCAGCGTCTTTAAATAAGTTTGTTGCATAATCAATAAGACTTTGAACTTGGGTTGCATTATCAAAGCTTGTATTCTTTATCTTATTGTTTAATATTCTAGCGTCACGTGCTTTTATGTTTCCGCTTTTTACTTGTTTACTTACCTCATCTAAAACTATTTTCTGTTGTTCTCTATAGTCTTTACGTGTTGTAGCTCTAGTTATGGATTCTGCTATATTCTTTATGGAAGTGGCTCCAGGAGTTTCAGTTTGAGTTTCAGTTTCAATCTCAGTTTCAGTTTCAGTATCTGTATCCGTATCAACTTCGTTGTTCACACTCATCGTTTCTTGAGAGGGAGTACCTAGTTCACTATCCGACATAGGCTTACCTTGTCTGTAAGTTCTAATGTCGGTTTTAATTTCACCACTTAGCTTTCCTTCTATATATTTTCTCAACATATCAAACTCAATAGCATTCATCCCGTACCTACCTGACAGCTTCTTGAATATCTCATCTGCGGTTTTACCCTGCTTCTTCATTTTGTCAATTGTTCTATCAATATATAATTCTTCTGCTTCTAATTTATTTCCTGTGATTGGTTCTACACTTTCCTCTGCAGTTTTTGGTCTGGTCTTTAATAAGAAAGGAGATTCAGAATATTGATTATCTTCAGTCGTATCTGTTTCTGTATCTGTATCTGTTTCTGTATCAGCTTCTACAGACATACCTGCGGCTTTACGCTGTCTGGTAGTCATTTTTTCCTCCATCTTAGGATTTCTAACATCTTTAATGTCGATTTCTTCAGAAGTCATGCCGTCTGTATCCCAAGGCATAGCCTCTGCAATATATTCTTCATTGCTCAATTTAACGTCTTTTGAGGCTTTTTCACTTTGAAATGCACTTTGACCTTTTTTCTTATCGCCTGTAAACTGCTTAAATTCTCTACTACCATCTAAATAAGTGGTGACCTCAATGGTTATGGTGCTTCCATCCATGTCGTCCTTAGCTTTATATCTCTCTTTTTTTACAGGAATACGTTCATCTTTTATTCTGACTTTTTCAGTTTCCTTTTGTTCTACTTCTTCTTCCGTTTGCGTCTCTTCAGAAGACTCCCGTACTTCTGTTTCCACTTCTTGTACAGTTTCGGATTGTTGATCATCAGATACTTCTCCTGTTTCTTGCTCTTGAATGGCATCTTGTTGTGTATTAGTTGGTTGTTCGGTTTTACTTTCTTGACTTGATCTCCATTTAGCAAGCCATTTTTTCGGACTTTCTCTTAATAGTTTTTTGTCTGCGTCACTTAAACTTTCGTAAATTCTAAAACTTTCTTGAACTATTTCATCGTTAGTAAGTTCAACAGAAGCATTTTCCTGATCTGCTTGTTCATCCATAGCAGATTGCATTAAAACATCTCCTGCAGCAGTTCCTAAATTAGTGAACGATGTTGTGCTTAAATTTTCTACTTCTACAACAGCTTGTATTTTTTTTCTTGCTTCAGCTATTTTGGTGTCTAGCTCTCCATGAAGTGATTCATCTCTTTGTTTTTTTTGTTCTGTTAGTTTATTAATCTCATTAAGATTTTTTATTACAATCAAAGTTCCTTCAGGAGTTAACTCTGAGGGTACTTGATTAATTGTGTTTCTGTAAGCCTCTATGTCATTTAAAACAGCTTGTATTTCAGCTTCTCCAAAAGCTCCGTTTGCACTTAGAGATCTTAAATACTCCTCTGTTTTCTTTGGGTTTTTAGACATTTCATTCAAAGCAACTAATCTATCAAATGCAGCATCTTTAGGTCTATACCTGGCTTTTATGGCAGCATTAGTTGTAGTAGAAACATCTCCAGCAAAAGGAATTAAAAGACCAACAAAACCTGATAATCCTGTCATAACTTTAAACTCATCACCAGTAATAGTTGTTCTCATGATTTCTTGTCCTGCCACCTGATTTAAATCTGGATTTATAGCATACACTTCACCAGCTTCAAAAACATTTTCTTGAACTATTTCTCTTCCACCTTCCTTTAAATATCCTTTATAGTTTCTAGCCGCCTGTTCATATAGTTTTCTAAAGTAACTTTCAGTTCCTTTTCTTCCGCCCTGAAGGTATGATTGAACTGCTCCTTGTACGATTTTATCTTGTCCACCTTTTCCAAAAAGTTTATCCATTGAAAATCTTTGTGTTGAAATTGGAGCAGTAACTGCACCTAAAATAAAACCTTGAGATGAAGCTATATCTCTAATCTCTGCAGCGTCTTTTTGAGAAAGACCGCTATTTAAAGCTGCTTGATATGCGTTTTCAGATATTGTACTAGATGCTAAAGTTCCTTGAGTAAGCATTGCAGAGGCTGTGACTTGATTTATAGGAACTTTACTAATACCGTCTACAATTACTTTGCCTCTAGGAAACATTGAAGCTACTCTGCTAGTTCCTGATATAGTGGAAGTGACTCCTTTTGTTAATGCTATTTGTAAAACTACGTCTGATAAGACTGCTGTTGTTGCAACCGTTGCACCCGCTCCACTAAAACTAGATCCTTCGGTTCCAAATTTTCTAACCTCACTTGTTATTTGAGCATACTTTTCAGGAGTTATATAATTAGTTACATTTGCTTTTATCTCTGTGTCATAAACTTGACCACGATCATCAACTAAATAATTTCTACCATCACCACTAAATTTTCCTTCCAGACCAGAGGCATAAACATATTTTCCTGTGTCTTCCGTATATAAGTCGTTTTGAGCTATAATCATTCTACTTTCATCTCCAATAAAGGTTCCGTCCATTAACCATGCTCCAAAGTCATTTAAACGCCCTGCTACAGCCGCCCATCCGCCTTCAGCACTTTGTCTAAACCACTGGCTATCGCCATCTAAATATTTTTGATAGTTTTCTTGGTTCTGTTGGTCTACTTCTTTTAATGCCGTAGTAAGAAGCGGCATATCTTCTTCTATATATGCTAAAATAGCTTCTGTATCAAAACCGTAATCTACTTCTAGCGTTTCTCCTTTTGCCCATGGAAACTGGCCATCGTTATTTAACTGATATTCTGTAAGTGCAGCAAGTTCTTTTTTCTTACCTATATGCGCAAAATAGTTATTTAAATGCTTTGCTCTTATTTGTTCTGCTGCTAATTCAGCATCATAACCAACTGGCAACATACCCCAAGATTTAGAAATATATTTACCTGTTCTATCATAGTCACTAATCGTTTCGTCCTCTAGCAATCTAAAATATTCATCATAATGACCGCCCTGTTGCATGTATCCATCAAAGTCCCGTAAAAAATTAGCAACTTCTCCTTCTTCAGGAATATTCATTAAATCATAAACATTGTACATTTTACCTAAACGCTCTTGAAAAGCTGTATTTACTTTAGTTGTAGTCGCTGGATCTCTGTCACCAAAATTATCTTCATATTCTGTAACAAAGTCATAGTCTTCTTGAGTAGGAAATTCTTCTCCAATAGGAATTGGTGCAGTAATAATTGCAGCAAGAGCATCTTCATCATATTCTTGGTCAGACACTACTGTTCCGTCTTTTAAGGTTCTTTCTGTACCTGGTATTTCTTTTAAATTTTCGGCATAAAACTCATCAACTTTTTTCGCTTTATACTTATCATAAAAATTAATTTTCTTTTTTGCCTCAAGATATTTTTTCTTTAGTGAATCTGCCTCCTCTTTAGGCATTAGCTCATACTGAATATTAGAATTATCTGTGTATTCATATATGTTGTCAAGTTTTTTTTCTTTAAAAAACTCAAGCAGTTCATCCTCGCTTTTTGAAGTAACTAATTTTAGATTTGCAACTGCTTCTTTATCACCGTTCAATGCTTCATCTATAATGTTATTTGGTAGTATTCCTAAATTTAAAGCGGCTTTTATATTTGGATCTGCTTTTAATTTTCTTTCAAGGTTAAGTGCTGCTTTTTTATCTTCTGGTGAGTTTTGATATACTTTAGGGTAAACACGAGTCTGCTCCTCCATAACAAATGGAGTATTAGCAATCCCTCCACCATACGCAGAAGTTCCAAATCCTGATTGATTTGATGCTTTTATAAAACCCTTAAAAAAATTATTTGATTCTGTAGACCTTGGTTTTGGATCTTTTTGAGTGTAATTGGTGTTAATATAAGTATCTATATCATCATCCAGATTTCTATAAACTTCAAATTCATTTATTTCTTCGGAAGAATCCGAGACACCATCTTGATTTTCCGTTATTATAGTAGAATCCGTAATTACCTCTTCTGAATCTGAAGGTAAGGTTTCGTTTGGATTTTTTTTTTCTGAAGTTGGTGAATATTTTGAATCAAAATCCTCTCTCGTGTTGGTATATAAACCTCTTTGTGTTACAGCCTCAAAAACTCTGTCTCTGTAAGCTGGATCATTGTACTGCTCTTGAAACTCCTCAAAGGATTTTGTGTATAAACCTTTTTCAGTAATAACGGTGTAAAGTTTTTCTAACTCTTCCATGCATTCTTAATTTAATATAGCGGCCCCAGGGAAATTTTCAAAGTCACCTCTACCAATATTAGTAAGAACCTGTTTAGTCCATTCTAATGTTTTAGCGTCATTTTTTCCTTTAATACTAGCAACAACATTTCCACTTGGATCTACTAAATTAAGATAGTCATTATCTTTACCTAAGACATCCACACCTACAAATCTATGTCCTTTAGTGTCAAAACCTTTTTTGCTCATATTAGCTAAAATAACATTACCCTGAGCCGACAATTCATCTTCATCTGTGTCATTATTTCCTCCTAAATAATCTTCAGCCATAACAACATTATCGCCATCCATTACAGCAGGTATACCTCCTAGGCCTGGGAATGCTAATACTTCTCCTGTATAGCTGCTATATTTACCCCACTTTGAAGCATCATACATTTCGCTTTCACCTAGTGTACTTTCTTTATTATATGTTTCAGGATTAAACCCTAAATCAGCAGCAAGAAGTTTTCCTAATTGTCTACCAGTCTTTGTTCCGTCTAATTTTATAGGGCTTGTTGTATTTCCATCGCTTAGTGTAAATGTTATTTGTCTCTTGTCATCTTTTCCTGTTATTGTATAATACTTAATCTTGTCTACTGATTTAGCTAAAGCAATTAAACTGTTTTCATCTCCTTTTACAGCTTTATCAATTAATAAGAAAGTATCTTCTTGTTGTTGATAAGCATTGTATCCTGAACTATATCTATAACTTGGATTGTTAGGAGTTTTCCCTTGTGTAATTTTTCTTTCCATTCCATCCACTAAACTCGCTCTAAATGCTCCTTGTCCTGCCATAATCTGATCTTCATCTAATTCGGTAATAAGCATATTATTTTCATTAGCTGGAGCTAATTTTGCGTATTTTTTTACTTTAACTGTTTTACGCTCCATGTCCTCAGTGATAATACTAATCTCTACCATTTCATTTTTTTGAGCATCACTTAACATATCCCATTCAGTAAAAGGAATTATTTCCACAGGACCTCCATTATCACTTGATAAAACACTAGCAACATTTTCTATGTTTGACATATTTGCTCCTACTTCTTGATTTAGAACAGTTTTGATGTTCGGATCTAATGTTGAATCAGTTATAACATTTCCATTTAATCCACCCTGAGAAACTTGTATCTGATAATTATTTACAAGTCCTGATTTATTAAACTTTTCTGTTGCTTTATTTACATCAAATCTATCAGCTCTACCATTAGCTTTGTGACTTAAGGCTAATACACTCATATTAGGTTGAGTTCCAGTAATAAGCATTTTATTTCCATCTGCATCTAATTTTGGTCTATATGTGTTATTTACTGGATCAACTTCCATTTGATAGAAATTAATATTACCCATCCCTGTTTCTTGAAAACTTATATCCATACCTGATAAAGTTCCTAGTTGTGTTTGTATTTTTTGTTTGGCAGCTTCTACAGCTCCAGAAATAGGAGGAACAAATGTTCCATCTTCTTTGTAATAACCTTTAGCTCTTTTTTCTGTAAGTTGTAGCTCCTCATCAAAAGTTTTAATGTTGTTGGTTAAATAATTAAATGTTTGTTTTCCGTTTTCAAAAAATATAAGATTTTCTTCTGGAGGAATAGCTCCATTACGCACTAACCTTTCGTTCATTAACATCTGATCTTTATACTTAGCTAAAGCTTCAAGAACTTTGGATTGAGCTGTTTCACTGCTCGGCATGTTGTCATATGCCTGTTTTTCAGCCTCACGAATTTGTTTTGCTGTATTCTGTTTTAATTCAAGACGCTCTTTGTCAATATTGGTTTTCCAATCTTTAACACCTGTAATACCTTTGTCTATTGCAGCAAACTTAGACTCTAAAGGATTACCGCCTATTAATTTAGCATCTAATGCTTTACCAACTGAATTTAATGCGTTACCCATAATGTTTAATTTCTATTTAAAAACATTCCTCCAAATATATTTTTATTAAAATAATCTCGATATTGATCAGGAGTTCCAAAACCACCGCCTATAATTTCGTTTTCAGTCATATTTGGATATAAATACTGCATAATTGCCAATGGGTTTGTTGCCGCCTGATCTACTATTGCGTTTTGAGCAGGTGTAGTAGCAGGTGCATTTGCATTTTTTTTGACATTTAATAAATCAGTGGCAATGTTTTTTACATTAAATAAAGCATCTCCAAATTTACTTCTACTTTGATCAACAAATATTTGCCTGTTATCTTGAAGACCATCAATCATTCCTTTTTGAGTAGACGTTAGTGAACCATAAAAAGTATCATATTGTTCTGGAGTCATTTGTGCAATTGCATCAAAATCTAAATCTGAAAACTCTCCTTCTGCTAAGGGGCCTTCTACTCCTATTTTTCCAAACTTTGTAAAATCTTCAGGACTAAACATTTTACCAGTGTTTACAACATCAAATTTTCCTCTTGCAATTTTTCTAAAATCTGCATTTGAAAAATTACCTGCATCTAACATTCCTTGAGCTGCAGTTAAATCTGCTGCTTGTCCGCTGTCTACTAATTCTTGCGCTGCTCTTCCTTCTGCTCCTCCAAATGCTGAAATACCTGCTGTTAATGCTGATACCCCTGCATCTATAAATGCTCCTGTTGATGCAGCTGATAATGCTTCAGATTCGTTTCTTTTAGCTTCCGCCTTTAATCCTGCTGCTGCTGCTCTATCATCCATCAAAGCGGCAACTCTAGCTGCATCCATTTCATCAGCTGCAGCTCTTTTCATGTCAATGTCTAATTTTTGCAGAGCCATCTTGTCTGCAATTTGTCCTGTAGCAACATCTTGAACTTGCTTTACTTTACCAGCTGTTGCGGCTACACCTCTTTGATCTCCCTCTTGAGCTGCCTCAACTAATTGACTTCCTTGAACGTTTGATAATTGAAGTTGCTTGTCGTAAATATCGGTAGTTGCTCGCACAGCATCTAAAAAGTTTTGTTCTAGTTTTGCTATGGATTCTTGCTGTAATTGTTCTTGTTCTATTTCTAATCTCCCTGCTTCTCTTGCTGCGTCTTTTGCTGCGTCACCTGCTAAAAAACCTTTTGCAGCGGATCCTCCTACTGCTACTGTTGCTGCTGCTATTGATGTGAATGCTGCCATATTATAATAATTTCATCATTTCTGCGTTATACTTATCGGCTTTAATATATCCATTATTTTCATAAACTTCTATTAAAGAGTCAGATTTTAATAATGCATACCCATATTTACAGCCGCTTAATTTTAATGTATGAGTCAAAACCTCTACTAATAGCGATAATGCTTTTTTTCTTTTTTTCCTGTCTTTATACTCAAAATTAGATACAACCCAGTCACACCATCCAACTTTAGAGTTTGTAACATACATGTATCCTGCACAAACAGGTATATTTTTATCAAAAACTATAAAACCTCCTTTACCGTTATCTGGTAAAAAATCTTTAGGCGGAGGTGTCCATCTCCAATCTTTCCACCACTTTATTAAAATATTATTATAGTCTTTTCCTTTTAGTTTTCTTATATTAAATTCCATTAACGCAAAGATACAAAAAACTAAGGATTACTTTTAAATACCTCTGCATCAACTGTAAATAGCTCTACAGGGCTTAAATTATCATTTGTAATAGTAAATTCTAGGAAATATCCTGTAGCGCCATAAGATTCGGCTACAGAGTCTTTTAACACCACTATATAAGCTCCTGCAGGTACTGCTGAACCAGGTGGTAGTAAGTTGGCTGAATCTACTGTTATTGTTCTACGATCATTACTTATTGATTGTATTTCTCCAATTTCTATTGGAACTCCATAATTATTTGGATCAGGCCCAACAAAAACACTATAATAACACTCGTCATAAACTTGTATCATAGATGAAATCGGTGAAGCAAACTCTAAAGTTATAATATTAGGTGATACTCCAGAAGTATTTTGGAAAACACCTATACCCTGTGTGGATCTTAATGCTAAATTTCTTGTTCCTTGTATTCTTTTGATAAAAGCAAAAAAGCTACCTTCTTTTTTTACAAATTCACCAGCAGTCATTGAACCAACGCCTAAATCTGTAACCATTGTTATATCCCATGCATCATCACTTTCCAGCTCTATGGTTTTAAATACTTTAACAGTTGTTGGTTCTGCATTAAATACACTTGTAACTCTAGATGGATAATCATCACCATAATATCTATTTCTAACTATATTAGTATTGTGTCGGTATAAATTACCACCTTTGAATGTATATAAATACTGATTCATGCCCATAATATAATCAGGCATGTAACTATAAAAAGACGGCCATCCTTTTACTGTTTCGCTATATGTTAATGTATAATCTTGTAAAGGCATAATTATTATTTTAAGTACATGGTTGAATATTGCTTACTACACCAAATGTTACTGTAATTATATTTCCATCATCCATTCTGTAATTTTGATCTAATGCTCTGTTTTGTCCATTAGGATCTGTAAAGACAGGGTTGTTCAATATAGGTCGTGGATTGTTATCTCCTCTAAATCTAGCAAAATAATATGTTTGAGGCGTTGACCCACAACTTGTTCCAGCAGCCCCTAAATCTTGACCTAAAAATGAAGGAAGTTCAGCAGGACATTCAACTTCAACATCCCATCCAGTATTAGCACAAGGCCCTAAAACCTCTAGGGTTACCAAACCTGGTAATCTGTTTGGTTTTGGAATTACCATAACACTATATTCATTTTCTCCTCCACCAACATAATCTCCAAAGTTTATTGTAGCTGATTGAGGCGATGGATTCCCTACATTCCAGGCTCCGTTAAAAGAATCATAAAATGTGTAATCTGAAGTATCAGGAGCGGCAGGCAAACATGCATCTGATACATCTCCCATAAATGTAAATGCGTCACTAATACCGCTTGTAGATTGAATATTTCCGTCTGTAGGACTGGATAATCTGTTGTAGTATACTCCATCATATAATACTCTAATTCCGTCAGGTAAACTTTGAGGATTAAAATGTATTAATATTGCACCTGTATCGTTAGGATCTGTTCCTGCTGCAAATTCTAATTGATATAGTCCATCATCACCAGTTGGAGGATTAATAGTTCCACCACACGGAATACCACATTCTTCACACACAAAAGCAGGTCCTAAAACACCATTTTGTTGCAATCTGTAATATCCAATAGCCTGATAATATCCGTCTGCAGACTTTGTAAGTAAATCACTATCCTCATATACAGCAGTTGCAGTTAACCATTCAGAAGAATCAATATACTTAGGCAGTAATACGCCACAGTCACAACATGAATCATCAATTGATGTAGCGCTATAACATAAATCAATTGCAGTCGGCTCTCTGAAATCCCACAATAAATATAAATATTTTTGACCTGCAGGTGGATTGTAAACAAATGTTGCTTCGTTGGTTAAGTTTGTTGTAACAATTGGTGTTGCAGTGTTTAATAAAGGAAGTAATGTATTTAAATCAGCTTCATCATAATTTGTATTACTAGCTAAATATTTAAATTTATCTTTAGTTGGATCAAATTCAAAAGTTTGCCCAGCTCCTTGTATGTTTTGCATTAATATTGTTGCTCCATCGACAGGTAAAGTTCCTAAAGATTGAGGACCTGTAGATTCACTAAACAAAGAAACCCCATCATTTTCTAATATTATAGAATCACTGCTGTAAGGACTTACTGTAGCCCCTGAACTCCATCTATATCTTATTTGTGTTGTTTGATTAACATCCCCTGCAAAGTTTATTAATATTTTCTTTACAGTAATATTTTCTACTTCTATACAAGGAAAATCTATAGTATATACAGCATCAGGATCTCCCACCTGAATGTTTGGAGTAATTACATATAAAGCTTGAGTTGGATAAGCCTCATCTTTTTCTGTTCCACCTTCACCAGCCCATGAAACAGTAGTTGTTCCAGGAGCTATATCCACATCAATATTTGGATTGTTCAGATCCTGAGTAGGCCATAAAACTAGTATATTTAACTCTACATTAGTAGTAACTGTAAACTCAACATCTCCAATTAAAGTTTCATAGTCTACTAGTATTTCATATGGATTATTTCTACCATTTATATCTAAAGTGTATCCACAATTTTGCTCAATAGGTGGTTGAGGTTTTAATGTGGTATTTGAGCTAAGAACATATTCATTCATGTAAGGATCAAATCCTCCTAGTTTTTGTGTTTCAAAAGCATCAATAAACAAATCTCTAAACCATGATCTCATTCCGACCTGAGAAATTACATTTAGTTGGTCGGTTTTAGCAGTTCCACCCTTTAATTGTATTACTGAGCTACGTTTAGAGTCAGTAAAAAATACATCATATCCATAAGCAGTAAAACTTTCAGGATTGTTACTAATACCATATTCTTCAATTCTTGCCAGCTGTGTTCCTAATACTTCAGGAACTGATGTTATTGCTCCCCCCGCTGCAGCATCTGATAATAAGTTTTTACCCACTAATACATAAGATATTTTATCTTCTTGCAAAGTAAGAATATCAGTTTGTCTAGCATGCATTTTTCTTATAGGACCAAAATCTGTTTCTAAAGTTTTGAAATTAGATAAAGCTAAATTAAACTGATTCAGTTTGTTTAAGTTGGTTTCTTGATTAAATACACCACTATAAGTTATATCAGCAAATCTTTTTGCTTCTTGAAACTCTTCTTCAGAAACAGAAGTTACTTTTTCACCTAATTGAACATATGGTTTTGTTAAACCAGATAAAACAAAATTTTCTTCTACTCCATTACCAAAAGCAAAACAATTAAAAAATGTTAAATCAACTATGGCTGGCTGTGTAGCATTTTGATCTTGATCAGCCGCTGCATCTCCTGATAAGTGATACCCATTAACAATATCAAAAGTTTGTTCATTTTCGTAGTAAAGCTCATCGTTAGCATCTAAAGGCTCAGTTTCAAAAACAGTTAATGTAGAAGCTCTTTCCACTTCTATTAGCACACTATTATAAGAACCTCTTTGGTCTGGAGCATTACATTTAGGTACGCCAGAGTCAAATATTAAATATAAACGATTGTCTCCTCCAGTAGCAATATCGCTTCTTTGAAATCCAAAGTAATACTCAAATCTTCTAGGCCCTAAGTTTGGTACATTTGCACATGGAATCTGTGGGTTAAGCGTTGCTAAACAAGGAGCAGTTGGATAAGGTTTAATGTCTTCATATTGATTTAAACCTGGTATACTAGAGTCTGATCCACTTAATATTCCGTTTGTAAAATCTATATTATCCCCTACAAACCAAGAATGTAGATTGTCATAATCATTAGATGACACAAAACTCTTGTCATATTCATATTTTACACTACCACATTTACTTCCTCTTCTACGTCTACTAGCCCCAAACCTAATTCTAATTATAGATCCCGCTGGCACATCCCAATCTTCATATGGAAGGTTACCAGGTGCAATAGGTGCAGCACTATCAAAATCTTCATTTTCTAAACTACAGGAAACCAGGGCTCTTGGATAGCTATCTCCACCTTTACCTTCTTCTTCTATAAAAGCATTTGGAGGTTTATTAGCTGCAAAATTACCAGGTTTTAGTTTCATATAAGTTCCTGTAGGTTGACCACACACGCCTGAAATAGTATCACCATTAGCATTTTTTGTACATAAAAAATCTTGCGCTTCGCTGCCAAATCCTAGAACTTTAGTTGAAGTACAATTTAAAACAGGACCGTTAGTGTCTCTTTTTAAAAATAATGTATCATTGTCTTTTACCTTATCTCTATTGTCTCCATCCAATAAATAGTAAGCATCACCTGTTTCTTCTTCTCTAAAAAATATATTACTATAAATTGTTCTATATAGTCCTTTTGATTCTTTTATAACAAACTTATATTTTGTTGCCCAATAAGGAGGGTAGCTATTAAGAGTTACACGAATATTGTTTTTTGTAATTGACCTGTCGCAAGGAACAAAAACTGTATTTTCTGTGTCCACTAAAGCTGTACTAGATCTTCCATATTCGTCCATGTATACTACTCCAACCTCATAATCTCTATTGCTGTGTAAAGATTTTTTAGAGGAATCTTGCGCATATAATCCTTCAGCACTAACACATTGTAAATACTCATAAACAATTTCTACAGGGGTAACAGGTTGTCCTGTAACTGGATCATATAATTGATATTGCATGGCAGGAATTACAATAGTAATTTCTGTGCTTCCTTGATTTGCAATAATCTGAAACCCTTGTGGATTTGCATTAACACCAAAACCTATTTTTTCGTATCCTGCTTGAGTCACAACACCGCAAGTAAAGATATCTGTTAAGGACGTGCCCTGAGGATCTGTGCCTCCAAAAGCTGGGAAACATGGATTGTCTGCGATTGGCACAAAAGAACTAATTGCGTCCTGAAACTCAGGGCTAGTAGCTAAATCAAATACATCTGTGTAATCTCTTTGTAAAACAAATAAGAATGTATCTTCAAATGAATTTAAAGGCTCGGATCCATTTACATAATTTGCAGTGTCACCACCAAAAGCCGCATGTATATAGTTAAAGTTAAAACCTATTTGAGCTCCTTCTTCTAATACTACTTGATCTCCTCCAAAATCAATTGTAAATCTAGCATTAGTAATAGTTGTTGGCACATCTATAGTGTAGCTTTGATCTGACAAAGTTGCTATAATCTCATCAGCTGCTAATTCTTCGCTAATTAACTCTAAATCATAATCTAAATAAATAGGCGCACCATCTGTATTTACAATATCAA